CCCAGATTCTCTAGGCCTGATTGCGCTTAGTTACGCTTCTATTTTGTTCACCAGAAAGTCGAATTAACGGCTCCTGATGAAAACTTTAGGACTAACACACACGCATAAGGTCATGACTCTCATACATGTGCGGACTCCCGCTCAGCGGCAGTCTTTCAGCTGGTCTATGTTTTGGGACCTTTGGTTTTGGAGACCTTTCGTCGGAGTTTCATCCAAAGTCTGATTAAAGACGAAGGAGCTACGACCACGTCATCTTGACGTGAGAATAGATCGACTTTGCTGGGGAGGGCTGACAGCCCTCGCTCAACATCGTCAATCCAACGCCAGGTCCCTTCTAAACCGGGAAATCCCCGAATGGATCTCGTTTCCACTAAATCTCGCAGTCTAACTGTGAGCTCACTGGCTTTCCTTGATACTGGGGAACAGTACGGGTACAGGACCCACTCCTTAAAGAATCCGTTCAGACGAACATTATATTCGCTAAACATTTCCTTAAGGATAGGACCGTAGACCGGCTTAGTTACCCAAACCGATCTTCGATTACTTTTGCCTTTGCTATCCTCTCTCTTTCCACGAACCTTTCGGCTCGCTTCCATCAATTGAATGTTAAAGGCAGAGTTGATCTCTCCCTTTGACCGTTCTAGAACCCTAGAAATCAGGTCTACCAGGTCCTCCACGAGGACGCCAACGATCTCTCGCTGTACTTCCCAATGGAGTCCCTTCAGCACGCCGGGTCCAGGGGACATGATCCACGTCTCAAGAGACATGGGCCACAACCCTCCCGGGCGATGAAGGTACCCAAGAAGACGGCTGAGACGATTATTTAAACTGAACGCGACTGGCAGTCGCGCTAAATTCTTATAACCGAAACCTGAAAAGCGTGCTACGGCAGCCAACCTGATCTGAGGACCAAATTGGAGCGTCTTTCGCCAGAGCTCTTCCAGAGCTCCGACATTCGACGCTGCGATACTAATCTCCGCTAAGGAGAAAGGTGTCGCTAGCCGTCCCTTCACCCAAGTTCGCTTCGCAAACTCGAGGCTACCGGTTGATGAGACGAGGGACTTGGATAGTCCAACCTCTACACCAATCGTCTCCATAAGGAGCAGGTACTGTTCAGCTACGGCTTTGTCAGCTATGACAATATCGTCTCCGAGTAAAGCGTAACCCGAGAACCATTCCGGTTTCAAGGGATAAGCCTTATTTGCAGCATATTGTACAATGGCATGATGAGTCATCGCGAGCATCGCCCAGGACGACAACGCACCCATAGGCTGTCCTACTTTGTAAGAAACCTCCATGAACCCTAGATTGTAGCTTTTGGCCACTTTCGGGAGTCCATAGGGGCGTCCTACTAATATCGCAGCCCACAAGCGAGATAGCCTTTCACCCAGAAGCGGTTCCAGTATCGCCACCTGTAAAGATACAGGTAAACGATCAGTGGCCGCCGATAAATCGTATGACGCGACGAACTCCTCGCCTTTAAAACCTTTTATCAATCGCTCCACCGGAGCGAGTTGATTAAAAGTTCCATCGGTCTGGATCCCCCGCAGATATGCGAATATCCACTTATGTAAAGGATTCATAAGAGTCTGAGTAATCAGATTCACCATGGCAAAGACCCGGATCTTTCCTGGTTCTTCCTTAAAACCTAGTCTTCCAAAGTGCAGGGGTTTCCCCCAGAGGGCCCTCACCCAACAAATCCGAGACCACTCTCGTGTAGAGTAGGTCAAGAATTCGATAGGGTTCGGAGCCCTCCTCATAGTCTTCGGATGACGAATCCAACGGTCTACCAACCGGTCGAAACCGGTTAATATAGCATTGAACTCGTAATCAAAGAGGCGGTTTTCCGTAAGAGTCATCCATTCTTTAAAGATAGCTAACATCAGAGGATCTGAAAACCAAGACAAAATGTCAAGGGGCAGACCCGCAGACGCAGCCATCCCACCGGAATTGGGCGAACTCTTCGTAATCGCCGGGATCTCTTTGATTCTTAGGTCTCGTGAAGGTTCGAACTGAGCAGCCACTTTCGTATGCCGCTCAGCTCTGGCCCAGAACGAGGGGACCCATTCAACCCATTCCACAAGGAATGGACCTAAGTCCTTCCCAGGGGCAGTTATTGTTTTCAAATTTAGTCTTCCTTTATAAGGTAGTACTCTGTACATACCGAACAAACTCAGCCAAAATCTGATCACATTAACATTCCCAGCGGCTATCAGCCGCCGATGGTTTAGATTGATGATCCTCGGAATCCCTCGACGGGTCCGGGAGACCGTGCAACCGAATGCAAAGGGATCCTTATCTATTTGTCCTCCTGCTGCGTGCTGTAATAGCAAGTAACAGTTCTTCAGATAGATCGCTAGCCCTTTATACCCGGCCTTCTTGTACAAACGTACCGCCGTTCTGGCGAAACCCCAAGTAACCTTAAGATATCCAGCTGTTAGGTGCCCAAAGACTAGTGGTACCAGGCGTAATGCCATTCCCACTAGTTTTGTCTCGGATTTTACACCGAGAGACCAATCCATAGAATCTTTAACCAAGCGCTGATATAACCCAAAAAGGTTTTTCATTGCTGTGTTATTGGTTCTACCGGATTTTCGGTTCCCCACTCCCTCCTGGGAGAGGTGGGCCGCAGGTCGCCTTAGCAGGCTAGAATAAGGTTACTAGGTACAATTCATAATGGATAGCTGGCCCCGCCGGTTTCCCGACATTTTACAGGCATTCGCCAAACCCATTTTCCATCATGAACTTACATAGGACCTCAAGGCAAACTGTTTAGGGTAAACCCTAATTGGTTCTCTTTGGGTGCGGCTTGCTGAAAGGCATGACCGGTAAGCCTATGCTCGATCACAAATATGCTTCGCGTTTTTTAATGCGCAACTGGATTAACCAGCTGCTCAGCTCCTTCTTTCATTTCTTACTCGATTTAAAGCTGAGGAACAATGCTCCTCACGGAACCACACTGTACCCCTCTCTCTCACGAGAAAAAGGCTCTTAGCCCCCCCGGCTACGGTCTAGATCCGGGGTTCGGATTTCACTGGGGATCGCTCCCCAGTCTCCCCACCTTGGCTAAGCAATCTGGAAACAGTTTGACTTGCTGGCGGGGTAGCACCCTCCATTTCGCACGCGCTTAGTTACACTTCGCATATCTAATTGCAATGCTACTTTGGAAAGCTCCGCTGCCAAATTAGCGGTGAGTCGTGAGAC